CCATTTTAATGTCTCGTTGGTCGAGTAGTTAGGCGGCGATCTGCAAAATCGCATTAGGTTGGTGCAAATCCAACACGGGACTCCATTTAAAAATATAATACCACCTTGACAATATAAGTCAACGGTGGTATTTTTGTTTTTTATGATTGATTATGAGATACATGAGTCTTTTTTAAAGAAATATGCTACAGATTTATCATTGTTTTATGTATATAAGAATCATGTAAACAATCTTGTTACCGAGGCGAGTGTTAAGATAAAACATAATAATCGCAAGTATAATAGGTATTTGGTTATTATTTTGTCAGAGGAAATTAACCGCAATAAAATTTATAATTTTGTCGATGAGTTATTTGAAAAACAAATATTTGATTCTACACATATATCCAGAGTTTATAGTTTTATTGATAAATATTATTCTGATACAATTGATTTTGGAATAGGAATAGACGATGGTGCCTATAAATTGTATTATGATTTAGATGGAGAAATGATATGTTTGTATTTAAATAAAACAGATTTTTATTATAAATCTTATATAAAAGTAAATTATATATTCCCCCAATCGATTTCTTTATTGAATGAATACGGATTAAATCTGTCTCATTTACCGGTTAGAAAAGTATTTAAGGTATCTAAACTTTCAAATTCTATTGATAATTTTGAATATATTGACAAATATCAATATGGATTTTGGGTTCCTTTGAGAAACAATCTGTTTGATCACAAAATTTATTGGATATCTACATATCAAAATGAAGCTACGTTTTATCTAAAGCCTGGTTGTTATGATGTGATAAATGAAAATCCTTTCACAATAAAATTGTCAAAATTTTAAAATTTTTGATGATATGTATTTTTATGTCTAAGAAATGTCTTTATTCAAAATTTATGGATATGAAAAGTGAAATACTTAAACACAAATGGATTGAGAGTGAAAAGGTAGGTAAAGACATAGGTTTTGAACAAGCATTAACGGATTGGATTAATAAACATAGAATTGGATGGGTTAATAAAGAAAAATAAAATTATGAATACAACAAGAAGAACGTTTTTAAAATCAGGTTTAATTACAAGCACAATTGGATTAAATTTAAATGCATCACCTAAAAAAATAGTTAGTGATCCATTATGTGCTCCTGCAAAATCAATTAAGAAATTTACACTCAACAACGAACCGAAAAGAATTAGAAAAAGTTTTTATGATTTGACGGATGACGAGTTGCGTAATTTATGTAAAGCTGTAGGTTATATGAGAAATGATATACCTACTGACAGTCCTCTACATTGGGAAAACTATGGCAGACAACATGCGCATCACTGCACAGAAGCCAGTGAAGGTAATCCGCAAGTTCATTGGAGTTGGTATTTTCTTCCGTGGCATAGAGGTTATATTTATTTCTTGGAACGTATTCTAGCTAATATTTTGACCACTCAATTTAAAGTTGACGGTTCTAAATTTGCATATCCATATTGGGATTGGATGACTCATAAGGAGATTCCTAATACTCATTTGCGTGTTCAAGCTGGTTTGGCAAGTCCATTATTTGGATATGACATTACCCAAGAAGATATGGTAAATGCAGATAATCTTGGATTTGATAATACTGCATTATACGATGGTAATCGTGGACCAACAATTTTGAAACCAACGATGGACCCAAATAATGAACTTACTGTTGATTCTCAAAATCACGTAAAAGAAACATTATATTATATGAGCCCAGAATATATTGGACAGATTTTGGCAGCTCCATTTGAACAATTTGGCGGTGGATCAACTATTGATAGAACTACAGGCCAAGGATTACTTGAACAAGGTCCACATAACGATGGACATGATTGGGTTGGAACTCGTATTGGTAAAAATCGTTCTATGGGAACACTACGATATGCAGCTTTAGATCCTATTTTCTACATGCATCATGGTAACATTGATCGTATTTTCTCAATGTATAAGAACCCAATGCCAGATTTGGACGGTCCTTGGGGTCAGCAAACATATCAATATACTGATATTGATGGTTCTTGGGTTACTGTTAGTGTTAAAGATATTATGACGGGTATAAGTGGTAATATTAGTTATGGTGATAGTAACTATTCTGGGTTACTTACATCAACAAAACCTAAGAAAGTAACACGTTCTGTAAAATCGACAATCAATCAAGAAATCACTAATAAACCAGTTGTTGTAAATGTAAAATCAGTAGATGATATTTTGAAATCACAAACTGCATTATTAGATGTGACGATGGGACCGATTACTTATACAGGAAAATATCAAATTGATATTTATATCAAAGATGCAAATGGTGTGCAAACTAAAGTGGGACGTATTCGTATGTTGGATGGTGAACATCGAAAAGATACTAATCCAAAGACCACGCACAAGTTTAGTGTAGCATTAAAACTTATGACTGCGCCACCTACGGGCAATGTTGAGTTAACATTCGTGCCACCAAAGAATGGGGTAAGAATGTATATCAAAAATGTTGAGTGGATGTCACTAGGATAATTATAATCCAGCGTCTTTATAAGACATTTTAACAAGACCTTCATCTATAAGTCGTTTACGATTTTTTAGGTGGAGGTCTTTTACTTTATCTTTATTTTCACCCATATAACGAACAGCATAACCATTATTGATTAATTCTTCGTTCAATACTTTCTTAGTATTTGGATGTATAATTTCGCCGAGCAGTCTTCCGAACTTTTCTCTTCCATTACTATCTACGTCATCACTTACATGTGTTTTTATAATTACATATTTATCAGGACAAGACTCTATAAATTTTTTAACGTAGTCTTTGCTTGCCAAACCAAATACTTTTTCTGTTTTGTCTGACGTGCGACTTTCAGGTGTATCTACACCCAATAGTCTTACTTTTTGCTTGGTAAAAATTACATCAAATCCGAGGTCGATATCAATAACAACTGTATCTCCATCAACCACTTCTGTTACTTTTGCATTATATTCGTATGGCATATAACAAAATAAATATATATTTTATATATTTAAATCACTAATTATTTGTTATCTATATAATAACTTGAAGATTTCTTCAGCATAGGTTATTGTGTTAGAAGTTCTACATTCCGTAGAATAAAATATAAAAAAGGATAAAAACATGAAAAAACTATTAATTAGTGTATTAATTGGATTGGCAGCTCTCGGTATGTCTGCCAAAGCGGCATCAGTGGAATCTTTGTTCCCAACTGATAAGCCAAGTGTAACGTTTGAAGCTGGATATCAATCTACATACGATGTAGTTGGTCTTCAGTTGAGTCCCGGTGCTGCTTATGGCAGTGTCGCACTATCAACTCCATTCAAGTATGTTGACTTCAATTTGTCTGCACAAACCACAGGTGAAAAGTTCAGTGCTTTCCAAGCAGGTTTGGATAAGACTTTGAATTTGACCGATTGGTTGGCGATCAACGCTGCTGCTGGAACTGGATATTATGTTGTTGATGGACAAGATCGTAATACCGTAAATGCAACTCTTACCCTCGAAAAGTTGTGGGTATTGAACAAGGTTGTTACACCATATGTTGGATATACGTATGATGTTACCGGTTTGAATCTTGGAAATCTTGCTGCTGCTGATTTTACCAACCAAGGTATTACCTTTGGTGGTAAGCGTCCATTTACATTTGGATTGACCAGTTGGCTTGACTTGACTCTCACCCCATATGCAGAGTTTACTCATTATGAAAACTATCAAGCATTCAAGGGTGGTGGCCGAGTTGCATTTGTTCTCTGGAACAAGTTGTCTCCATTCGCTGGTGTTGATTATATTGATAACAACATTGACCTTGGTCAAAAGTATTCTTATGACGGTGTAGTTCAATACACTGCCGGTCTTTCTTTGACCTTCTAAGATTTAATTAGAAATTATCACAATCCGTTGGATAACCTCCAACGGATTTTTTATTGACATGGATAGTTTTATAGGTTATACTAATAAAGTAATAAAAACATATGGCACACTTAATTAAATTAAACGTTCTTGATCCTAGTCACGATAATGGTAAACGGGTTTATAATCCGACTCTTATTAATCTTGATATGGTTATCAATATTGAACCGTCAAAAATTCATAGTTTGGTATTTACAAAAAATAATCAACAACCAATTAGAGTGAGAGAATCATTGGATGAAATTCTTGCACTGTCAAAGAGTTGCAAATAATATTTGACAGTTTGCATATTTGACATATACTTATGTAATGAAGCGCGGGTATGATGTAGTGGTAGCCTGCAACCTTGCCAAGGTCGATGTGCCGGTTCGATTCCGGCTACCCGCTCCATTTTTATAAAATTCTTATATTTATAAGAATGAATGAAAATAAATTAACCGATTTAGAGAATAAACTGAGTAAATTACAAGATGAATTAGAAAAAAAGGATAATAATCCTATTGAATCTAATAGAATTCGTCGTGATATAGAGGCAACAGTTAAAGAAATTGAAAAAGAAAAATTACGTCAACCAGTTTCGGTTGAGAGAGGTAAAGAACTATTTGCCAAAATGAGAAAAGAACTTGGTTTAGACGAAGTAGTTGGTTATAAAGAATTTTTTGATCTTTGAGAGTTTATGGGCATGTACTGGTTTCGATTTAATAAATTTGACCAGTTAGGCGTGTAGAGGATGATAGTTGGCCTCTTAAAACTTCTATCAAAACATTAACTGCTGAAGATAATGTAATCAGCTATGACTTTGTATCTCGCGATGCGAAGGTAGCACTAGCGGCCTAATTTGGCTGCACATTCAATATAATGATGTCTGATAATTATATTGGGTGTAAACTATCAGGCTATATCAACAATTTGATTTGCGTTGTTGGTTGAGTATTCAGTAAATCTTTAGAACGATTAGTTTTGACATTTAATATAATCGTTCTTAACAACTGAAAAATGTATACACACGTAGTCTGATTGTGATAACATATTAAAGACGAGGGTTCGACTCCCTCCATGTCCACCATTTAAAATTAAATATATAACTATGACAAAAATTGAAGCAGAAAAAAAGGTATACGAATTAACTGAGAAACTCTTGTTTGTGAAACGAGATTTCAAGGATGTTGCGGCGGGATATAAAGAAAAAATTAAAGAACTTGAGAGTGAAATTAAGGCAGTTGTAGAGGAAGCGGAATCATCTACACCAAAAAAACCTTAATAGAATTGACTGTATTTAAATTACGTGTATAATTATTGGCGGTATGCCAAAGAAATCTAAAGACACATTTAAAGAATTAGTAACAGAAAAGTTAGGCAATTCTAAAAAACAAAAAATTGAAGAGATCGACGAGAAAGCATATTCAGTCTATTCTAAAATTTTCAATCATGAAAGTAGAATTGACCATGAAGTATTCTTGAATGTCCCACACGATAAAAAAATAGATATATTTACCGAAAAAGGAACAAGAGTTGTTGTTGCTAAATATCCAACTTATTACAAAATATATTTGATTGAATTTATTGAAGTGGGACGGCCATCATATCCAAGAGGCGGAATTAAAGTTTATAATCAAACATTTGATCAAGTTCAATCTTTTTACTATGAAAGCGTTGCAGTCCATCCAACAAAAAAAGATAAGTGCAGAATCCATGAAGACTGAAGTATTTTATTTGTGTGACTGTTATAGTCACGGACTTCTTGTTGAAAAAGATGATGAAACAAATTCAATGTTAATTAATTGTTTTGAACGAGGATTTGATGGTAGAAAGATGTCAATGTTCGAACGATTGAAATGGTGTTTCTATATTATAAAAAATGGACATCCTTATACAGATATGATAGTATTAGATGAGTCTAAGTCACTTGATCTTGCAAAGTTTATAAAACAAAGTTTCAAATCGTGACTGGTTATCACGATTTGCATCATGTATAAAACCAATGAATAAGTAAAATCAATAACATATAAATAAATATGTCTGATAAGAAAACTAAGAATGGCAATGCCGAATCCGCAGATAGTAATAAACGGTATGTGGTCACACGAAGTGGATTGCGTGTGAGTGAACAGGAGTATCAAAACAAACAAGACGCACAAGTCGAATACGATCATTGGAAAGGAATCGTAAATCGTTGGCCCGATGGAACAAAGATTGAAATCGTAGAGTTCGACGAAAATAAGCATAGACTATAATATATGACTAAAACATTCGGTCTAAGAGAACAAATTAAACATGCTCAATCAGAAAAAGAAGTCACTGAACTTCTCCTCAAAGGAAAAACTTATGAATGGGCATCAGAGTTTACTAAACGTGCGTGGAAGTCTACTGCTAAATTTAGACTTGCCGAACTAAGTAATTCCATTCCTTCGCAGACTCCAGATCAACCAGTCGAGTCAAAGAAGATTCTAAAGAAAAAGAAAAAGTAATATTTAACAACAATTTATTGTTAATAACAATAAACGCCGTCAATTAACTTTGACGGCGTTTTTTCATGTATATATGATATTTATATCTGTATGCCTAAAAAAGCATTCAAATATAAAATTTACATGTTGCCTTCTGACTTTGGAGAAATGGAATATCATATTGAGAACCACAAAGTCCAAATGACAGAACAAGTAATTTCTTCTATAGAATATGCATTAAATAAAAATTTAAGTTTTGTAGAAGTATTTTCATTTAAAAATTCAGATTTTGTGATAACAATTCCTTTGGAAAGTTTCATGGAAAATTTGGAAAACGTTTTCAAGTATTATATTGATACTGAAAATTATGAGTTATGTGCTAGAGTTAAATTAGTAGAAACCAAACTGAAGAGAATTCTTACTAACAAAAAACCGCATGAAAAAAAATAAAAAAGTAAAACCAGAAAACACAAATGAAATTCCAATTGATACTAGTCCAAAAATATATCAACGGTCAAAATTAAAACATGAGTTATCGATATTTGACAGAGATTTAACAGAAAAACAAAAACAATTTTTAGAAGTTGCGTTAGATAAAAATACGAAAATGATGTTTGTTAGTGGCCCCGCCGGAACAAGTAAGACTTATATGTCTATATATGCGGCTCTTAAATTGATGAATTTAAAGAAAGTAAGTGATTTATTATATCTAAGAAGTGCAGTTGAAAGTTCCGAAAATAAGATAGGATTTTTGCCTGGTGAAGCCCATGAGAAAATGTCACCATATATACAACCCCTTTTAGAAAAGTTGTCAGAATTATTACCTAAAAGCAACATTGATTTCCTTGAAAAAGAAGAACGTATTGATAGTATTCCAATTGGATTTTTGAGAGGATTAAATTGGAATGCAAAGGTTATTGTTGCCGACGAGTCTCAAAATATGACTCAAAAGGAATTAATTACATTAATAACCAGAATAGGAGAGTTTAGTAGGGTATTTATACTAGGAGATCCAGATCAAAGTGATATTAACGGTAAAAGTGGTTTTTCTAAGGTCATGAATCTATTTGATGATCAAGAAAGTAAAGATAATGGTATACATGTCTTTAAATTCACTGAAGAAGATGTTGTTAGAAGCGGATTAGTTGCTTATATCATTAAAAAAATAAAAAAGCTGACCTAATATATATTTATAAATATATATATTTTTATGGGTCAAAAGACTATTTCAGATCTAAATTCTTTAACGAAAACTTCCTTATCGGGAAGTGATTTAGCACTTATTACCGATGTAAGTGCTAAAGAAACTAAAAATATTGAGATTTCGGAATTGGTATCTTATATTAATTCTAAACTTGATTTTTTATTAACTGGATCTTTTACTGGTAGTTTTTATGGAAATTTAAAAGGCAATTCAAATACATCTTCTTTGTCTCAGATATCTAACTTATCTTTGACTTCAAGTAAATTGTTGTTTGACGGAAATGTAAATGGAACGGCATCTCTTTCTATTATAACAAATGATAGTAGCTATTCGTTATCATCTTCATACTCGGTATCTTCATCTTATTCGATATCATCTTCAAGATCTAATGTATCATCGTATACATTAAATTCATCGTCAAATCATTCTTTGAGTTCTAATTTTGCGTCTCGTTCTCTACATTCAGACGAATCGTTAACATCATCATATTTAAATTACTACGGACAAAATAATGGAACTGTATTAAGTTCAAGTTTTGCCGAGAGAAGTATATATTCATTAAAAACTGATAATTTATTGACAGAGTTTGCATTAAGTTCAAGTATTCAAACCGCTTTATCAAAGAATTCTAAGTATTCTTTTTATACAAAAGAGTGTTCTACTGCAATAACATCTTCTACTTCTAATTATTCGGATGTTGCAGAGGAAACGGTTCCAAGACTATTTTCATCTGTTGAATTTTCCGTAGAAGTTGATGATAACAATAATATTAATATAACTCCAATTTCGTGGAAAAATATAAAAAATATATCTGCTGGTAAAGTTGGGAATTATTATTTAGATTTTTATGTAAAATATAAAAATAAACCGTTAATTGATCTACAAGATGAAAAGTTTGCTGAAAGTATGAATTTAGCAACAATTGGTTCTGTTCAGTTACAAAATGATAATTTAACCACAAATTCCGTTAATGTTCCCGTATGGAATACAACCGTATTTCCATGTGGAAAAGAAGGTTATGTAATAAGATTTACACATTATACATGTTATAAAGAAGAAAAGAAGGCGGGTTGGGCACAATTAGTAGTTGCAATCGCTACAGGTCTAATCGGCGGAATTTTTGCATTTGCCGCATTACCTGCGTTTCTTGCTACAATTGCAGCAGTTTTAAATGTGGCCGGTTATATATTACTCGCAGCCGGTGGTGGTGCATTGATTGCATATTTCTTTGGCAATGATGATGGTGCAGTTTCAAATACAGGTCCATTATATTGGAAAAAATATTTAAACGGAACATACATTTCTGCGCAAACAATTTGTAATGTTAACAATTTTATAGACGTAGGTCCACAATCAACATTGAGTCAATTTGTCAAGAAACTAAACAATCTTGCATCACTCGGAGTCACTTCTTTAAAATTTTTCAAATCGGTATCAGATTTTCCCATAAATAAAAGTAAAATAAATATATCTCAAAATTCTACTGCTCCTGGGATTTATAATAAAGTTGTATCGATTGCTCACCAAAAAAACAGTGATAAAAATTTAATTCTGATGGCAGAATCGAATGACTCAAATGACCGACAAATACTTACTTCGACAGGTTCAAATTTAACAGTTACATCTATACATTATCCTAGAACAGGATCTGAATCATCAGATATTATTCAAGATTTAAAACAAGTTAGATATAATGAAGTATCAGGAGATTATTACGGAATTTCCGCTAATAAATTAATATATACATCTTCGGCATACATTAACAACTATACTGGTTCGGATTATCAAGGATCTATTTTTAATCCTACTTCTCCAATTTTTAAATCTTATACTAATGCGTCTTTAACAAATTTAGTATCAGCTGTGGGATTGACAGATAAAAAGTATATATTGGTTCGTGGTGATTCTTATACATTAAGTAATCCTACTTTGCCTATATATGTTGCGTCCGACGTTACTACAACAAGTGCGCCAAACCAATCTACTGCTGGCACAATTCCTGTTACACAAAATGTTAAGTTGGGATCAACGGTGACAGATCCAACTAAGTTACCTAGCGGCGTATCTTTGGATGAAATTACCAGAACTATTAGTATAAATTCTACAGTGTTTACAGATGTTGCAAAAATAGATTCTACAAAAGCTATAGTTGTAGGAGATAACGGAGTAGTTTTATATACAAATGATAGTGGACAGAAATGGCACAGAATTGATTATATAGTCAGAACCGATAATTTCAATCTTAAATCCTCAATTTTATATCCAACTAAAATTAATAGCGTAAATGTTCTGGACATTGTAAATGCAAATAATACAGTTGATAAATTTATAATTATGACAGGACATTCTGATTATAAAAATACAAGACAATCTTTTATTTTGGGATGCACAGTTCCACCGTCTGGTCAAGACTTAAATCCAAATATGTGGAATTGGAATCCTATAAAATTTGAAACTATTTTGCCTAGAAATAATAAAACAAACCAGTTAATTACTAATAAACAGAGTTCTTTTAATAATATATTTGCAGAAAATTCTTCATCTATTGTCGTAGGATATAACTCATTTGACAGTGGTTCGTATTATAATTATTCCATAGGCACATATACACCTTATACTTCTGGAGATATCGATTCTACTATAAATGTTAAATGTAGTTCTAAAATAAGTGATGACCAATATCTATTTGGTGGAGACGGATTTTTAAACATCTATCAATTGACAAGAGATAACTAATATGCAATTATCAACTCTTAATGAATTAATTAAAAATACCGTATCAGATATTGATCTTGTATTTTCACAAGATGTCAGTGAAAAAGAAACTAAAGCTTTGTTAGTATCTGATTTGGCGAAATACGTTTTGACCTCATCAAGATTATATACTGATTTAAAAACGGGAAGTTTTGTTGGAGATTTTGTCGGAAATCATTATGGAAAATCAACAAATTCCACTTCTTCTGTTTTATCTTTGAATTCAGATTTTTCAAATTATTTAAATTATCCTAATAATTCTACATCTTCATATTCCGTATCTTCAGTTTCTGCCTCATATTCTATATCTTCAAGCGTTAGTTTAACATCTTCATATTCTGTTCTTTCAGATACAAGTATATCTTCATCTCATGTAGATATTTTAATATATAAATCTTCCGATTCCACAAATGTTTCTTCCGATTCTTCAATAGCCGGATATTCAAATTCTGCAGATTATTTGATATTTGACGGAAAATATAATGGAAAAATTTATAATTCTATATTATCGGAATTTTCAGTTTCTTCTTCTTATGCTAAAGGATTAATAGATAACGGCGTCATCAAAAAATCCGTGTCTGATTATGAAATCGATCCTGCATTAAATGTAAATGGTGTTTCAGTAAATCTATCTACTGCATCATTTGCAATATCATCGTCAATATCAGATTACTCAGACTCTGCGGATTATATAAAGAATGTAGAATATTCTCTGAATGCAAAATTCGCAGAAAATTCTGACAATACGATATTTGCATATATTAATTTTGATGTAATATTATCCGGTTCAGTTGTTGATGGTGTTCCTAATGTCAAATATCATTTTAATGTAAATCAATATAAAAATATTGCCGATCCAGGTATAGGAATGGCAAAAACATTTTCTAATATGATTGTATTTACAGGATCATATTTTACTCCGCCTGTATCAATTAATAATGGTGTCAATTTACAATCCACTACTGTTTTATCTGAGATCGCATTGAATGGATTTCCAATGTATACTCCTACTTCGTTTTTTTATAGATCTTATGGATTTCCAATTGGAAATGATAAATTTGGAATTGCACTGAGAGTAGGAACTGTAGCTGATGGTGACCCAACAAATGCATATAATGGTGTTTTAATAGGATCAAATATTTCAGTGGTAATGTTTGCAAATACAATTGGAGAACCGACGCCAAATAAAATACCATTTACAGAAACTGTCAAGACATCTAATTTAATACAAGGATGTGCAAAATTATAATTTTATATGCCGTATCAAATTACAAATTTAAAAAAATTACTTTTATCCTTAATACAAGGAGATGATTTAATTGTAGTAACGGATGTCACTAGTAGTGACGGAAAACCCGAAACTAAAAACATAAGCATATCTGAATTTACCAATTATTCATTTACGTCATCGAATGTCTTCAATACGTTTAGAACAGGATCATATAATGGAATTTTATATGGCGTTTTTACAGGTTCGATAGACTCGTCTTCGTTGTCGATTACTAGTAGTAATTCTTTGTATACTAACCATTTGAATTATTCTTCTCAAAATGGAACATCATCATATTCTATAAATTCAGTGACATCAAGTGTAACTGATTATTCGATTTATTCTAACACATCTTCGTTTGTTAACAATTCCGATTATTCAACAACCGCATCTTATGTTTTTTACAATTCGAATATCAAATATACGCAAACATCTGATACATCTTCATATGCATTGACATCAAGCATATCTAACAAAGCAAGATATATAATTCCTTCAGATAATAACGGCACAATTTATCATTCGTTTCATAGTGATAAAAGTTCATATGCAGATAATTCTATTTTATTAGATGCAAATAACGTTACTACGATGTCATATTCATATCAAAGTTTAAATTCAAAGACATCCACAACAGCATCTTTTGCACCACAGTCATTATATTCTGAAAAAACATTTCGTGCAAAATCAATATTATCAAATGTAAATGACTGTTTTGCACACTGTTCATTTAAAATAGATGAAAATTTTAATGTATTGCCATTGACATGGTATAATATTTCCAAAATATCACTTATTACAGAACCTGATGATTTTCCCGGGTGTATGATCGTAGTTAATTACGATAAGGTTGTTCCAACCAATTTATATATAACAGTTAAAGCCGATTGTTCTCCTTTAGGCGGATGTCTACCATCAGATTATTCTCAAGATGTCAATATAGTTACCAATTGTATAGAGATAAATAAAAATATATCATGTTGGGGAGTCAATTGTTCTAATACTTCCGGCATCATTTATATTCACAATCTCGTTTATACCAAAACACCTTGGGATGGCGGTGCATGGGAAGAATCAAGATATTTGTCATCTCAAAGTCAGAGTCCATTACAATATATGAAAAATGCAGTATTTTCATTTGCTGCATTTTCTTCTCCTGCAAACGTGACTGGTTCTTCTGATGAAAAACCACCTACAACATTATCAAGTAAATGTTAATTATTTTAATAACTCAAAGATATATATAATATATTATGCCAAAGATCAGCGATTTATCACAATATCCAGGACAAGTGATTGGAGAAGATTTTTTTCCACTCGTTCAGAGTAGTTCTCTTACTACATATAGAGCATCCGTGTCTGATTTAATCGTTAATATTTCGACGGGCAGTTTTAGCGGATCATTGACAGGAGAATTAATAGGAAATGTAACGGGATCATTAACAGGCAATGTTATTGGGTTTAGTTCAACGTCATCTATTGCGATATCGGCAGAATCATTACAATATCCAAACTCATCAACTGCTTCATATTCCGTATCATCAGAATCATCAAATACGGCATCTGTATCCTCAATTGCATTATCATTAAATTGGCCAAATATCTCCACATCTTCGTATTCGATTGTTTCTATATTTTCAGATTCTTCAAGTTTATCTACTAATGCGTTAAATTCTATAAGTAGTAGTTATTCTTCATTGACAACATTTGCTGAAACATCATCAGTATCTCTAGTTTCACTAACGGCTGTAAGTTCGGCGTTTGCTCCATCATCAAGTTATTCATTAACGTCTAGTTATAGTAATGCATCTAGTTACGCTTTTACATCTACATCATCTTCTTTATCTTTGGTTTCAGATCAAAGCACGTCGTCAAGTTATTCATTAACATCTAGTTATAGCAACACATCAATATCATCTTCGTTTTCGATAACTGCAAGTTATAACGAATCTTCATCACATGCATTAAAATCTGATACATCAGATTATTCTACTAATTCTTTATATGCATATACTAGCAGTCTTACTCAATTGTCTAACAATTCGATATCTTCAAGTTATTCATTGACTTCTAGTATTTTAAGTTTTACACCAACAAGAAAAGTTTCATATTCTTCTCCTGGAACACATACTTTTAGATTTAAAGGTAATTTTGATCCATATTCGGCTCAACCTACAACTGGTTCTCTATTACTTAGAATTACCGCAATTGGTGCTGGCGGTGGTGGCGGTGGTGCCACTTCTTATGGAACTTCCGTAGGAGGATCAGGCGGAGGCGGTGGTGCATATGCACAATCTTACTATCTATTACCAACTGCATCATCTGACATTCTAACCGTAATTGTAGGAAGAGGAGGTTCTGGAGGAACAGGTTCTTTAGGAAACCCAGCTTCATTCGGAAGTGGTGGAATTGATGGTGGAGATTCATATGTATATTTGACATCGAGCACTATTATAGTTCTTGCCGACGGTGGATACGGTGCCGGTGGCGGGGTAACTACACCAAACAGTGGATCAGGCGGCAAAGGATCGCTTTCTTCAGGTAGTGTAATTGTAAGTGGTGAGGATGGATATACATCAATAGTAGTATCCGGTTCAGCTGGCGGAGCATGTTATTTTGGTGGAGCTGGTGGATTATTTAACACTAGTATTTCTTCATCCGGAGTAATAACATCTTCTTGGTTCGGCAATAACGGAGATTTCCCAGGCGGTGGGGGTGGCGGTGCAAGTTCATTCTATTCATTAACTTCAATAAATGGAGGAAGCGGATCGCATGGACAAGTTATTATCGAATGGCAATAAAAAAAATTGAAAGTTTTTAATTTTGTTGATATATATAAATTAGATAATCAAAACGATTATCCTTGTATGTCCCAAAAGGAATACATGAAAATGGGTCTAAAATAGACCATTTAAGAAAGGAAAATATATGTCAGTAGTAAAATATCAAACTAATCCGTTATTTCGTGCAGTTCATCGTGATGAGTTTTTAACTCCATTTGATCAAATTTTCGATGAATTTTTCAAAGCAAACGTCCCTAATTTCAGCCAAGAATTTGGTGTAGACTTTTTTGAAAAGGGGTCTTATCCAAGAGTAGACGTTATTGATTACAGTGATAAAGTTGTTATAGAAGCCGAAGTTCCAGGTTTAAGTAAACAAGATGTAAATGTTGAAGTGGAACAAAATGTGCTTACAGTCAGTGGAGGTAAAAGTAAAAATGTTACAGATTCTCAAGGTGGAAAATATATTAGACGAGAATTGAAACGTTCTAGTTTTCGTAGATCATTTACTTTAGGGGAAAATATTGATAAAGATACCGTATCAGCAACTTTTGAAAATGGTATTTTATTAATTACTCTCAATAAGGTAAAACCTGCGATGCCTGAAATAAGAAAAGTTACGATTAAGTAATTGGTTATATATTTATATAATACCCTCTGTTGTTACAAAACAATGGAGGGTTTTTTATTTTTGCCATATATATGAATATGAAATATCAATTCACGTTTGAAAAAATAGTAGGTTTGTCGTCATTATTCATTGCCAGTTGTGCAGCATTTTTTAGCATAATTGGAATTGGAATGTTATTTAGTGGTTCTTCTATTGCAGCAATGATAATGGCAAGTTCATTGGAGATAGGTAAATTAGTAGCAACAAGCTTTCTATATAGATACTGGCAAAAATCCCAACTATTTTTAAAAACATATTTGATTGTGGCGGTTATTGTATTGATGATGATAACCAGTGCAGGTATATTTGGTTATTTAACTGGTGCGTATCAACAATCGGCGTTAGAAACCAAGATATCTGAGGAAAAAATTTCATTAATAATGGATCAGAAAAAATATTCTCAAGATAAAATTGATGCATCTAAGAAAAGAATTGAAAATCTAATCACTTTGAGAAACAGTCAAGAATCCAGATTGAATGAAAGTATGACCAATTCATTAATTGCAAGAAACCCAATACAATTGCGTCAGATACAACAACAAACTACAGATTTCATAGAACAAAATCAAAAAGACATTGAATCAGAAAACCAAAAGATTCAAAAAAATATAGATGAATTACAATCATTCGATAAACAAATTACAGAATTAAAAATACAAAATGGAAATAAGAAAGATATTCAAACTTTCAAATTTATCGCGGATGAATTTGGTGTAGAACTTACAAAAGTAGTAAAATGGTTCATCATCGCATTGATTTCGGTATTTGATCCACTAGCAGTGTGTTTGTTGTTAGCTTATAATACAACACTCGTTTTTACCCCTAAAAAAGAAACAACAAACGAGGCTGACACGAATAATGGTGTTAGTTCCATAACAAAAGAAGTGATTAAAGAAGTTCCTGTTGAGAAAGAAGTAGTGAAGGAAGTGCCAGTAGAAAAGGAGATTATCAAAGAGGTGATTAAAGAAGTTCCTGTTGAGAAAGAAGTAATAAAAGAAGTAAATGTATCCTCTGACGGATTGAAGGGATATTTTAGTTTTTAAATTAAAATTAAAAATTTTATTGATTTTCTCATATTGAATACTATATTTAGATATCAGCATAATTATGGACCAAGCAGATATTAAAGAAATTTTAAGTTTATTAAAGTCTTCATATAAAACCGAAGATTGGGAACTTGTGGATGAAGCAATATCATATTTGGAGGAATACTTAGATGATTCCGATTATGATGATGACGAGGAATAAATTATGACAATAATAGTTTTGACGATACTATTAACAGTATCTATATGCGTAAATGTATATTTTAGCATGTCAGTGGATAGATTATATGACCGTGTTGAAACACTATCTAATTGGATAGAGGAATACAAAAATGATGTAAGTGCAACATTAGAACAGTTAAAGAAAATTGATGATAGACAAATTTTTCAAAAAGATGATGATGTAGGTTTTGTTTTTTCTGAAATACTAAAGTTAATTGAAAAATTAAACAAGAGGACTGAATGAAAAAAATTAAGAAACTAAAAAAGGTTAAAAAAGTAGTAAAACCAACTACAAAAAAGAAAGTAAAAATTAAAACAATTCTCAAAAAGAATCCCATAAAGAAACCAAAAGTTTCTGTTCCTGAAAAGGAAGTTACGATTTCAGAAGAAGTTGCTCCTGTTAAAAAAAGAAAGAAAAGAAAGGCATCTGTAAGTAAAATGTATTTTACAGATGATACCGAAAAATATATTATATTATATAACGAAGAAGAAGATCAAAATATTCGTAATAATATATATGAAATGCATATAAAAAATGCGTTTGATAAATTGGTTGAAAATATATTCAATACCTTTAAATTTACTTATTTTGATAATAGTCCATCTGAGATCAAAAAAGAAACGGTTGCACATTTGGTAGCAAATATGCATAAATTTGAAAAGGGTAAAGGTAAAGCATTTAGTTATTTCAGCATAGTTGCCAAAAATTATTTAATTTTCCACAACAACGGAAATTATAAGAAGTTCAATCAACATGTAAATATCTCGGATACTCCCGATGAATCTACAGTATGTTTACAAGTAGAAGATGCATATCATAAAAATACCGAAATGTCTGAGTTTATGGCTCTTATGATAGATTATTGGGAAAAAAATATACATAAGATTTTTACCAAAGAACGAGACTTAGGAATTGCGAATGCCGTTATTGAACTATTTAGAAATGGCGGAAGAATCGATTCGTTCAATAAAAAGTCATTATATCTTTATATTCGTGAAATAAGTTCATGTAAGACACAACAGATAACCAAGGTTATAAATAAAATGAAACACTATCAAAATATTATAACAAAGGCATATCTAAACAAAGGGTCTTTACAGTCCAATTTATACTAAATAAATCTTCAATAATCCATATATATATGTATATGGATTTAGATTTTGAATTATATAAAGGTAAGAAATATTCTTCTGTACTTAAAGATATTGTTGTCAATTCAGATGACAAACGAAATCAAATAGATATTTTGATTTCCGACCTTCGTAGTATGATAAAAACGGCCAATGATGCGATAGTCATTGTGCCGTTAATTAAAGATTATTTAGATGTAGGTGTTCGCAATGATGAACAGTTGATAAAACTTGCAGCAATCGTTCAACGTTTAGTAAGTTCTACAAATCAAAATGGAGAAGGTGAATCGGGATTTGCACTTTCAGACGATGAACGCAAACAATTGATGGAAGAAGCTGAAAAAATAACTAAAGAATTAAATACCCCAATTGAATTTACCAAGAAATAATTATGTCTTATATTGACGAAAACAAATACTTCTATGAACTAGAGCCTGCCGTTGTTTTAGACGTAATCTTAGATGAGAACCATCCGATTTTTAAAACAAAAACGGTAAAATTAGATTATACATCAGTTCCAGAAAATACCGAAGGTAAATTAGCTGAAAATGCGATTGACTATTCTTGGATAGGTCGTGTTTTGGTCCGACCATTATTTTCATCCTATAAAGTTAATAAAGATGACATTAATGACTGGGCAATTCCAATGGAAGATACTGGAATAATAGAATATCCATTAGTAAATGAAACAGTCATTGTTGGAAGATATTTTAAAACGTTATATTATACTAGAAAATTAAATATTCTAAATGGATTTATAAATAATTCCGCTGATTTTTCAAAGGAAAGAACCGCCGGTCCCAATAACAAAAACGTTGAAAAAAGAACAAACCCGAATGAAAAATTAAAACCATATCAAGGTCCGGAATCAGTTTTAATTTCCATGGAATATGCGGGAAACGATGATAAAGGAGCTTTGGGAAGATATTTTTTAGCAAACAAAAATGTAAGAAGTATTAAAAAATATGAAGGTGATACGGTATTAGAAAGTAGATTTGGTCAATCAATAAGATTTTCCGCATATGATTCTAATAGAAATAACGATACAGGTGCAAAAGAATATAAAGATTATTATAACGAAGTAAAAAATCCGTATACAAATAAACCAGCGGGTGGTGGGAATCCAATGATCTTAATTAGAAACCGTCAGAGACCAATTAAAAATACTCCGACGGAAGCTAATCCAGGAGGTTTTGTAACAGAAGATGTTAATAACGATGGTTCTTCAATCCACATTACTTCTGGATTGACACAATCTCCATTTATACCAACTGTCAAAAAGAAAATATTTGAAGAAGGAAACGAAGAAATAAAACAATTTTCTCCTACAGGTTGTTCTTTGTTTAAATATCCAAAATTGACTGGGGATCAAATTGTTGTAAATAGTGATAGATTAATATTCAGCAGTAAAGCAGGCGAAACATTTCATTTCAGTAAAAAAAGATATGCGGTAACTACGGATGATGAATTTACAGTTGATGCTGATAATCAAATTGTTATTACTTCAAATACAAAAACTGTGTTAAATTCTCCAGTAATATATCTGGGAGAATATGATCAAACAAATGAACCCGCAGTTTTGGGACAAAGATTAGTTGATTGGTTATATGATTTATGTAATTGGTTGTTGGATCATACTCATGGAATGAATCACACCCACCCACATCCGCATATTCATCCAAATCCACATATTCATCCTGACCCACACATTCATCCAGATGGCGGTTCTGGTGGTGGACCGACAGGACCGAATGTTCCTCCTTTTACAGAGGAAGGAATATCTACAGGAATAGCAGATGATGGAACTATGGCGGCTTTAACTAGCATAGCAAATCCATCTCCATTGGATCTTACAAAAACCATTGGATTAGACCCTACTTTGAATGCAACTCCGGTAAGCACATTGAATGCAGTTCCAAGTAATGTTGAAAAATCGGGAGATCAAGTAAAATTAAGAGAAATAAGAGATTCTTTAGGCATCATTTTAAGCAAACGTGTATTTTTAACAGGTGGTGGTTATGCTCCTGGTGTATATTCTTCTTTAGTTTCCAAAACTAATATAAATCCGTATAATGGAGAAGGAGTTCCTGGTGGATATAAATCTGCACCATTTAGTAATGTTCGTCGTGAAAATCCTGCTGATTTAAGTGATAAATTTACAAAAAATATTATGACTATGGAATCTATTTTAAATCAGACCCAACCTACGGAGGGAAATAATTTAATAAATTTTGAGTAAATTATATATAAATATATGTCTATCTCACTTCCATCTCCACCATCACTGCCATCAAACCCTTTATCTGGAATATCAAATAAAGCGAATGGATCTATAACTAATACGGTCTCAAGTATAAATAAAACGGAACCTCTTAAAAACGTTGCCGGATTGAAATATGAAAAGGCACAAATTGATTGCACAACTTTTCCTTTGTCATCACTTGATAAATTACCGATGCCTCCACTACCTGATATTCCACTACCTCAATTACCAAGTAAACAAGAATTGACAGATAGAATAACTCAATTTATTCCAACGGCACCTGGTATTCCGTCATTGCCACAAGTTCCGTCTTTGAATTTACCATCATCTAATCTAACATCACTTCCATCTATCAAAATACCTGAAGTTCCTACATTATCAGCATTAAATCCTTTTCCTGGTTATAAAGAAAAGGTTAAATTGTGGTTGAACGAACCAATTACGTTACCCAATATTAAAGATATGTTACCTAATCTGCCGGAAATACCAAAACCACCATTTTTTACACTTCCATGCAATCAATTACCATCAACTCAAAATTTAGGTAATGTAGCCGGATCTGTCACAAATGCCGCTTCTAATCCAACCTCATTAATAAGTTAATGAATATTCGAATTTTATTTGATAATTATAGTATATGAAAACAGAAGAATTTAAATCCATCGTAAGATCAATTATCCAAGAGGAATTGAAGGTAGTTTTACCTACAATGATTCCAAAAATATTGACTGAAGTATTGTCTAATAACGTAAAGGTAGAACCGACCCAAAAAATAGAAAAAGAACCTATTTCTGAGAAGGTTAAACAACCCGCACCTCAAAAACAATATAAAAAGTATACAAATAATGAGATGTTAAATCAAATTTTGAATGAAACTACTGGGGGTGTTCCTCAAGAAGGATCTTTCGTTGGATATTCAAGCATATTAAATTCTCAACCTTTGAATGAATCTATTAATATTGATACACCCACACCTACGCCAGTGGTAAATGAGGAACAGTCAAAGGTATTGAATGTAATGAACCGAGATTATAGAAAATTAATGAAAGCGGTCGATAATAAGAAAAAATCGGGTAATATACCTACAGGAATGGTTCAATCTCAATAATTTATGGCAAACTCTACAATAGGATTAACATTGCCAATAGAGCGTGGTAACAGTGGGTATTTTCAACAATCATATGATTCACTCACTCAAATACGTTCTAATTTGCTTAACTTTTTCCTAACAAGACCATCTGAACGAAGATTTAATCCAGAATTTGGAACTAGATTGTATAATTTTCTATTCGAACAACGAACCGATGATTTTGAAGATATCTTAAAAAACATAATTAAAGAAGATATTCAGACGTGGTTTCCAAATGTTTTTGTAAATCAAGTGTTTTTAGACATTTCTTCCGCACAAAAAGACAATGATACCAATAATTATATAATAAGGGTGAACGTGCAATTTACATTTAACAAACAAACCAGTAGTTTCTCTTTTGTAACTACTAATAATATATAATTTTTATGCCAGAGATTATACAAAAATCATTTCAACCACTAAACAAAGATGTCAGATATCTTAATAGGGATTTTAATTCCTTTAAGCAAGGTTTGATTGATTTTGCTAAAAATTATTATCCGAGAAGTTATCAAGATTTTAGTGATGCTTCACCTGGAACAATGTTTATTGAACAGGCAGCGTATGTAGGCGATGTTTTATCCTACTATATTGATTATCAATTCAAGGAAAGTTTACTTCCATTTGCAGAGGAAAGGAAGAATGTTTTAACTCTAGCTAAATATTTGGGTTATAAACCATACGCGGCAAAGTCTGCGGTAACTGAAATAGAATTGTTTCAATTGGTTCCGTCCAAGATTGATAGTGATGGAAACTACATTCCAGACGATAAGTATGCTTTGTCATTACGACAATACATGCAACTCGAAAATATATCTGGACAATCATATCTTATTAGTGACCCAGTAGATTTTTCAGTCGATACGAAGTTTTCTCCAAGAGAAGTTTCAGTATATTCAAGAGATTCTCTTGGCGTCCCTCAATTTTTCTTAATACGAAAAACCGCAAAAGCGTTTGCGGGTAGAATAGTTACAAAAACTGTTTCCGTTGGAAGTGCTACTCCGTTTTATAAAGTAGAATTTGATGAAACTGATGTTTTGGAAATTATTGATGTAAGAGATTCTGAAAATAACAAGTGGTATGAAGTCGATTATTTGGCACAAGACGTAATTTTTACTGAAATTGATAATATAGAGACGAACGATGGAAGTTTTTATATATATAAAACAGAAGTTCCTAAGATCATGAAGTCTTTGAAGACTTCTAAGAAATTTACACGTAATATTACGGCTAATAACATAACATATTTAGAGTTTGGTGCAAATATTGATAATAATTCAGATGAAATTGTATATCCAAATTCAAATGTTATTGGAATAGGATTGTCTAATATTGAAAATATTGATATTTCACTTGATAGTAGCAATTTTTTAAAAACAAATACGTATGGTGTATCACCTTCAAATACAGTTTTAACAATAAACTACATCGTTGGTGGAGGATTATTGTCTAACTGTAATGTAAATGAAATCATAAGAATACAATCTTATGAATTGTTAAACGATTCTACATCGTTAAATCCAGTCGAACAAAACTTATTTAACACGATGGTGCAATCATTAAGAGTTAATAACTATATCGCAGCGACTGGTGGGAAGGATAGTGAAAGTGTTGAAGAAATACGTCAAAATGCAACATCAACATTTGTTTCTCAAAACAGAGCAGTTACTAAAGATGATTATGTTCTTAGATCATTATCCATGCCTTCCAGATTTGGAAGTGTAGCAAAGGCATACGTAAAATCTGATACAGATTTAAATTTTAATTTGCAAAAAAATGTTAGTGGGTTTGTAGATTACAACAATAATGCAACAGGAGTTACAAATGATATCGAAAATTATTTTAGAAAGATTAATTACGATATAAGTAATCCATTCTCCATTAATTTGTATGTGTTATCATACGATTCTCAAAAACATTTAACTCCGATAAATGATGTTTTATCTTATAATTTAAAACAATACTTATCAAAATACAGATTACTCACTGACGGAATTAATATAATTGACGGATACATAATTAATGTCGGTGTCAAGTATAATATTGTAATTTATAACAATTATAACAAACGAGATGTTTTAAATTACTGTAATCAGAAAGTCAAGGAGTTTTTTGATATTGATAAATGGGGATTTTCCCAACCAATTAATTTAAGTCAATTAGAATTAGAAATCGCAAGAGTTGAAGGTGTTCAATCTCTAGCACAATTGAGTGTTTATAATTTAACATCCGAAGATGGAAATTATTCTCCACATCAATATGACATCAATGCCGCAACAAAGAATAAAATAATATATCCTTCATTGGACCCATGTGTGTTTGAGGTCAAATATCCAGATATAGACATAATAGGAAATGTAAATTAATATGCATATATTCTTATATCCAGAAAAAGATACGTATATCAACAACGAAAGTTCGTATAAGAATAAAAACTTTGGAATTGATGAAATTCTAGAGTTGAAGTCTATTCCTCAACTTACTAGAGTATTAAACAATTATACTCGCATATCTATTACAGGAAATTACAGTCAATCATTCGTTAATTACTCCGGATCTGTGATAGGTAATATCTATGGTGGTGATAGTTATGCTCTATTATATGTATCAAAATCTGCGGACTTTAGTGCTTCGATGTTTAATGGAGGATTATCAGGTTCTTATAATGGCGGACCTATTACATTAACAAATTTTTCAAATGCAAGTGGTCATTTTTCAGGAACAGTAACTGGAAGTTTAACATCTTCATTTACAGGTTCCATTTGTTATGCGAGCGGAACTTTATATAAATTTAATGGATCTATAAATGGTCAACTAAGCGGAAGTGCTGATGTTTATCAACCATATTATAGTTACATAAACAATCCTGATTTAAGTAGAATACTTTTAAAATTTGATTTATCTAAAATTTCTTCATCTATAATAACTGGAGATATAAATACCGATGATATCAAGTTTTATTTAAAACTTAAAGCAACTCAAGTTGATGAGATTCCATTAAATTATACAGTTTATGCATATCCAATCAGTCAAAGTTGGGAAATGGGTATTGGAAGATATGCAACAGGCGGTGATAGTATAGGTGTAAGTTGGAATTATAGAAACGAATCTGTAACATCAGGACTATATTGGTATGGAACCGGCTCAGTTGGTTATTATGGAACTTCAAGTAATTACTTGATAGATTCTGCATCTGCATCTGCGTCATTTCAAAATGAAGGTGGAACTTGGTTTTATTCGGTCCCAAATACTTATACTACGCCTACTTCAAGTATAAAAACATCGTTTTATAATACTGCAAGTTCTACTCCTACATTTGAAAGTCAATACTCTTCTAGTTTAAATACTAATTTAACTTCAAGTTTTAGCAGTTCTCTTTCAGATTGTCTCAATTCTATATTGACATCTTGTTCGGATTCAAGTTCGGTTGCGTCTGAAAATTATAGTCTTCTATTTAATTTTGCATCATCTTCATATTATCAAACTTCTCAAAGTGTGTCCTCTTCATTGACATCTTTGTATGGAACTGCAAGTGTATATAATTATGCTTATACATCAAGCACTGCCTTTTTATCTTGTTTATCATCAAGTATACAATCGGTATTAGAATCATCCGCATCTTTAGTAAATTATACAAATCAAAGATGTCAATATATTTCTGTATTATCTAGCAGTATATCTCATTCAACAATATATTCTGAATTATACACTGCAATTAATAATTTGGTAACTGCAAGTATATCATCAAGTGTATCTGCATCATCATTGTATAATACATATAACAATTACTATAATAGTTTAGTATCCTCTGTTTCATCTGATTGTTTAACGTTTAATTCAACCGAATGTAGTTGTTCTTCTGAATATCAAAGTTCTAGTATATCATCAAGTTTGATGAATCAATCATATATTGGATATTTGAGTTCAAGTGTATCTTCATCATTACTATCAACATCGTTAAATGTATATCAAACGTCATTTTCATCAAGTGTATTGACTTACTTCTCTGCAAGTTTGATGAGTTGTATTAATTCTAAAATTGATAATATAAAAGAATCAACTCGTTTACAAGTTTCACAAAGTTTGATTCAAAAATTTGCTCCGAAATTCTGTAATTTGGTGACAGGAAGTTCATTAATTTGTTCAGAACAGTTTAATTATGAGACATCTGATGTTAATATTGACGTAACTGATATTGTAAAGGGATGGATATGTGGATGCGTCCCTAACGAGGGAATTATTTTACTTTCGTCTTTAGAATTATCTGATGCAGATAATGTTAATGGGACAATAAAATTCTTTAGTAAAGAAAGCAATACCATTTATTCTCCATATTTGGATATTGCATACGACGATAGTGAATACATAACTGGTAATCTAGTTCCGTTAAATACTTTCAATCCATATACCGTGGTTGTTAAGAACTTAAATAGAACATACAAATTTGGATCAGTAGTAAGAATAAATGTATTTGCAAGAGAAAAGTCTCCATTAAAGAATTTTGTCAAAGGATATCAACAGTCTCAATATTTGAGTTCAAGTTTGTTGCCATCTGAAACTTATTTTGCGATCAAAGATAACAACAGTGAAAATATGATAATGGATTTTGACGATTATACTAAGTTAAGTTGTGACGGATCGATTCATTATTTTAATCTTGATACTACAACTTTACCAGTTGAAAGATATTATAGATTGTTGATAAAGACAGTAATAGATGGCGAAACTAAAATTTTTGACAACGGTAATATATTTACTATAACGAGATGATTATGTATCAAGAACAGTTAAATCAATTTATCCAAAATGGAACCTATACCTATAAATTAGATAGCGTTGGGAATTTTGTAATTGATGATAACAATCCTAGTTTTGAAACCAAATATTTGAACGTAGGATTATACGATTATTATTATAACATAAATAAAATACAATCCATTACTGAAGTTCAATTTAATGAATTTGTTCCTACAATTACTGTTCCAATCGATACAAACGTGAATACTTCAACTAATTTCGTAGAATCTATACTTCGTGCAAGTGGAAGTTTGAATATTTCAAGCAATGGAATAACAATAACTCCAGAAGCTCTTGCAGAATTAGAATATGCAATTTTGCAATTAAAAGCTGAGAGAGATGATGCAAATACTAAACTTAATACTATAGTATCTCAATTAACTCCTCCATCGTAATATGACATTTCCATACCCATATATAAGTAATTTTACATCTAGTTTTAATACCGCTTCATATTTTAATGAAACGGATGTTATAAATTACGATCAAAATACTAATTCTCCTGAACTATTCTTTGGAAAGTCTGATAGAGACGTTGTTGAGTTTTCATCTTATAATACAATTGGAGAACAAAATTCGTGGAATTATAATACGTCTTCTATAAAATATTTGTCGCAAGTAGGAGTTTATAAAGACGTTGATCGAAACTCAATAACATATAATTACAGACAGGTTCAAACCAATTATATTAAATACCAAAATAATATTTTGGTCGATGTTCAATCAGATCTTTCTTCGTCAAATATTTTTGATGGTCAACATGTAGTTTCTTATAATTTTTTAAGAAACGTTGCTGGAAATCGAGACTATCCACTTATAATTTCAGAAATTTCACCTTCAAGAACCGAATTAAAACTTATTCCATCATTTGCAAAACGTTCAAATGATAATAATATATTTTATCAGAACTTAGCATACGAATCTTTCACAAGAAAACTTGTTTTAATTGAAGATGTTTTGGAATTAATTTCTACAGGAACACAAAATTTCAATTGCGAAAATAACTATAAGTTATTCGCATCAAGATTTCCTAATGAAATAAATTATTTTAAAAATTCATTCGGATTCAAATCCGACGATGATGCTATATTGTTTATAAACTCAGTTTATAATGGTGCAAAAAGCGTTCAGTTAAATCTTTTAAATCAAATCACGTTTAAAGATTTGTTCGGAGTAAATAATTATATTAAATACTGGATGTATACATATTCTAAGAATATCGTAACATTTGATGAGTTATATCAACAAATAAAATATATTGTTGAAAAAGAATATTTAAATCAATTATTAATTATAAATTTTTTCAACTCTGATTTAGTTGTAAATTTACAAACCATTTCTGCTATAGTATACGATTTATTTGTAAAACAAGTTATAAATCTTGTTCAAAATACGTATATAAATAAATTCTATTCATATTACAAAAACGCTTTAAACTTTGGCGATGGTATACTTGTAAGATTCATAGATCATTCGTATTCAAATGAAAATGAAACGGACGAACAACAAATTGAACTATACATAAAACTTGACTCTCCTCTTCCAAGCGACTTTGATGTAAAAACTAGATGTTGGATTTCAAATGTTAGTATTGCACCAATTGTTCAAAATGTAATATTAATTAATAAGACAATCACACGAAATTTCAAGATATCGGGTCCTGATTTTTCAATTCCGATGAAGAATGCCGAGAAAAACAAGATAAACAATGTTTCTTCTTTAGGCGACAATGTATCGAATAGAGATTTATCGGAAATCAATGTAATTAAAAAATTAAATACTTTAAATGTAGACTATTCTAATTTTTCAGAATTTGTGGTATTTTCATCCGCCGCAATAAGAACTAAAGTGTTCAAAAACAAATTGGAGTTAATAACTTCCTTGAGCGGAAGTATATCAGAATTATCGGTATCTGCATCATTCGCATCTAACATTGTAATTTCATCTTCTTATTCGTCTCAAATCGAAAAGAATAATGATAAAATTAACGAAACTTTAAATTCATTTGATGGTTATGAATCGTATTTGTATAACAATCAATCTCTTATAGAAGGAAGTTTAAAAGATCCTAATTCAAACTACTATAATTATATATTGACAGCAGAAGAATACGATATAGAAAATATAGACAGTTTAGTAAATAACACTCCTGAGAATATAAAGAATGATGAAAATAACTCGGATTATTTGTTATTTTTGTCAATGACGGGACACCATTTCGATAATATATACCAGTATATAAAATCTTTCCCTATATTGAATAATACGGAATCAAGCGACACTTATATTAGTGATTTTGTATATTACATGTTAAAAACTTTCGGTTGGGATACTTCTACCGATTTCGCAAACAAGAGTGAGATTGTATCTTATATTTCAAATACAGTATCATACAAGGATAAAACCGAATCTATCTGGAAAAGAATTCTTGATACGCTTCCTCAAATTTATAAAACAAAAGGAACCCAAGAATGTATAAACTTAATTTTGTCATGTCACGGAATACCATTAAACATTTTAACTGTAAGAGAATTCGGAAGCAATGATGTATTTAAAAATAAAAAGACATCATACTTGTATGATGCAAAATATTATTTTACTAAATTTAATTCGAACAATGAATATTTATCGATTCCATATTCAGGTTCTAAATCTTTAGAATTTACATTCAAGTTAAACAAAAATTATTTGACAAATAATGTTGTTGAATTGGTTAATAAAGGATCTAATACTTGGAAAATATACCTTAAAAAAGGAAAGGTAGATAAATACGGAGATGTTGTATTTCAGATACAAGATAAATCTACATCAATTACTAATGTTCCAATTTTTAACAACGATTCTTTCTTCAATGTTCTATTAAGAAGAAATGAAACATCGTCGTTGCTCGATTCATCCAATGATGAGAATTATGTTCCTACAAAATATGATTTAGTTGTTAAATCATATGATTCAGATAGAGAAACGTTTGCGCATTCATCAAGCATTGTATTAACCAGAACCTATAACGAACTATTTTCTAGTAAAGAGTTTATAAGTTTTGGAAATTACAATAGTTCTAATATTTTTACAGGGTTATTAGATAAAATACAACTTATTCAAAACCCAATATCCGATTATGATTTTACAGAATATTGTAGAAATTACGGTTTTTATGGAAATGAAAACATTGATAAGACTTGGGACTACTTAAATTTCAAGTATAGTTATGATTATCCTGTAAATTTACAAAGTTCTTCTGCAGTAGTTCCAATTTATCCAGACTTCCCAGAAACTAAACGCAACGAAACTCAAAATGGGTATGCTTATAATTTTACCTACAATTCCGTAACACAGTCAAACTCTTGCACTTTCTATTCTCAATCGGTATACCCATATCAATTTGAAGTAATTGAATTGCCACAAAGCATAATACTATCACAATACGGTCCAAATAAATTAAAAAACAATAAAATCCGTAGAATTGAACAAGAATTAACAACTGCACCTTCTCCCGTTCAAAGTGTAGCGACAAATTTGAATGTAATGTCTCCGGATTCAAACATTTTGGGAGTTTATATTTCACCATTCAAGTCAAAAGATGATGATATTTTAAACTTTTATGGCGATTTGAATGTGATGGATTCGATTGCTGATCCTGGAAACTTAAATCAAAGTTCATATAAGGATCTAAACACTCTCAGAGAGAATTATTATAAATTTGACGGTGAACAAGTTTTATATCAAGAATTTATAACATTATACAAAAATTACATCGATAATTCCATATTTGATGTAATTAGAAATATCATTCCGGCAAGAACAAAATTTTTGGGTGGTATTTTAGTAGAACCTTCGGTTTTAGAAAGACCAAAATTTTCTACTGGATTTGCATCCAAAGAAGAACTTACGTCTTATAACGGTTCTATAAGCTTATATGATAATGTTGATAGTCAAATTACATCTACAGATGATTATTCTCCTATATTGGAAGTAAATGATAGTAGAAATGAAATTAAACAATATAATTTTAACAACGGATATATATCCTCAGATGACAATATAAGTTATTTGAGCCAATATGTTCCGGATAACAAACCGTTTTATGATTATGAACAAAAACAGATGTGTTATTTGGTAAAATCTGAAGAAATTCAATACATATATAGCAATGATAAGGTTTCAAATCCTATAGAATTCAAATTAGAAAAGATATTTCCCGTATCAAGTTCTAATGATCTTACACAAATTGGAAGTCAATATATTCCATTAAAAGATTCTAATTTACAAATAACAAATGTATTGCCTTTCCAACATTATATTTATAAAAATAATCCGTTTTCAAAGTTTCAAATCTATTTGAACGATAAACCTTTATATTTTAATGACGATTCATTTAAAGATACCAATGATAATACAGTTACTATAAGTAAAACTACATCGGGAATTGGAAATGTTTATTTAGACAGAATATATGTAAAATCTCGTAATACCGACTTGACTACTATCATCAGTTCTTATGAGATAACTTCATCTACTACGACAAGTTCTTTATCTTATTCTCCAATTTTAACTCAAAGTTTATCTTTAAGTCAAAGTATTTTCAATATATAAAATAATAAAAACTGGAATTCTACACTATTTATATAACATATGGCATATTTAGACAACAAAACAATCATAGTGGACGCCACATTAACTAAAAAAGGAAGAGAATTGTTGGCTCAAAATGGCAATCTTAACATAACATCCTTTGCATTGGCTGACGATGAAATTGATTATAGTTTATATGATCCAAATCATCCTGAGGGTTCTAATTTTAATGATTTTGCCATAAGAAAAACACCAATTTTAGAAGCGTTTTTTGATGAGACCCAACTAATGAAATATAAGTTAGTAACCCTAAATTTAGGTATTACTACTATTCCTATTATTTCCTTGAATATTACTAACATCAATGTTCGTAATACATTCACAGGAGATTCAATTATTTCACCAAGCACTACTCCTGTTTATAATACAACAGTTGGTTATACGGCAATTCTATCAAATAAGAACCTTGGAACAATCGTTCCTACCGTAAACGTTACTGCAAATACGGTATCTAATACGGTGACATCTTTTACCGGAGTTTCAAGTGAAACTTCTCAAGTGGTAATAGGATTGCAATTTAAGTTTTTACCAAATCCAGGTATTGCCGAAACTACAACTGCAAATTTGACTATAATAGGTAATGAAAGCGGCGGTAGTATCACAATTCCAGTAACTGTAACCGTTTAATTTATGACATTCAAACAATTTGAAACAACTGATATAATTACTGGAAAGATTTCCAGAGTATCTTCACCTTTATGGGGCAATGGAAATATAAGTGCTCTACAATCTTCGTTTTATACAAACCCATATCAGCTTGTCGCAAGCGGTTCTAACATCAATGATTTGAAAAATGGGTTGTATTATAATGATGTTTATTATGCAGGCGAACCATATTTTTCGGTGGCGTTTGGAAATTTATATGGAAGTGGAAGTTCCGCTGTAGATGTAAGCACGGTAAAAGCATATCCTAGCAAAGTAATATATTCTCAATATAAGAATATTCTATTGTCATCAAATACAACTGAATTTTCATTTGCAACTTCATCTGCTTCTAATACGATAACGTCGTCTAACATTTATGTTATATCATTTTCCACAAATAAGTTCAAAGATCGTCTTGATGAAGGACATATTCAATTTAGTTTGAGTGGCAGTAAGGGAATTTTTACATTCGTTGACGATTATGTTGTTACTGAAAACCTTTCAGATTCATATAACATCGTTAGTGGAAGTATTGTTGATGGAATCGCATCACCATATACAAAAGGAGGAACTGTAAGTGCAGTATATGACGGTATCGGAACTTTATATCCAAAAAATGGAATAATAGTTTTAAACGCAGATAAGGTTGCATCAATTGTTGGAACTAATTTAACTCCCGACATAACCAATACAGGCGCATATAAGTTAAATCAACAAAAGATTTTAAATTCTATAACTTTATGTAATAATAGTTATTTCTACGCAAGAAAATCTGAATATTTACCATCAAGACATTATTTTGTTCGTGTTAAAAATCAAGAATTTAATTATTCTAATAACCCAACTTATGTCTTGTCACCAACCACTGGAAAGATACGTTTCACCGAGTTTTATACAGACCCAAGAACGTATATAACTACCATAGGTTTATATAATGAAAATAACGATTTAGTTGCAGTAGCAAAAACTAGTCAACCCATTCTTAAGAAATTCGACAACGAAGCACTGATAAAAGTTAGACTAGATTTCTAAAATGATCAAATCGTTAAAAAGAAATGATATCAGATACACACCATTTGTTGCCAATAAATCTTGGAACGCACAAAATCAAAGATTCGAAGATTTAATAAGTTGGCAAAGTGGTAGTGAAAGTGGATCATTGTTATTAACGTTTTTTGACTATGGTGATGGAACAAAAATGTCAGAGGTTTCTTCTGCATTTTCCTCTGCAATTGCATATCAACAACAAGATCCAGACTTTGTAAGATTCAAAATTGGCAAAGAAATTACCGGATCTACCTTTTATACAGTAGATAGCAAATATTATAACTCTGATACCAATCCTGTAAACATCGATGATAGTTATCAAAGACTGGTATATAATACTGTTAAAAATCTGTATTATAAAGAAAGTGAAAATCCTACTCAAATATTTGGATTAGAATCGCTTGATACAAGCGGAGTCAATAGATCTTTGCCTTCACAAATATCTGTATTTTCTGTTCCGCAAAATAAGTTTGGTGAAAAAATTGTTCCTTACAGTGTAAAAATAAACCAAGAACTTGAAGACTGTCACGTCACCGCAATAGATGACGGTAATACAAACTTAGTCATAAGTGGAAGCACTTTCGTTGATAGACAAAATGCAAACTTTAACTGCGTAGATGCTACTATTCAAATAAGTAATAATAACTATGCTTATGATGGATCTTCAAAATCAGTTTCAGTTACCACACTTCCACCAAACTTAACAGTAAAAGTAACTTATAACGGATCTGAAACTCCGCCGACAGAAGTTGGTGTATATTCTGTTTATTGTGAAATAGTAGACAGTTTTTATTGTGGAACTAAAACAGGAACATTGGAAATTACTAAAGCACCGGCAACTATTACAGTTACTTCGGCAACTTTTGCATATGATGGAAATCCAAAAACTCTTTCGGTTACTACAATTCCAGCCGGATTAAATTATTCTTTACAATATAACACGGTAGGATCAAATGTCGATGAAGCTAAAAATGTTGGAACATATACAGTGACGGCAACTATTGTAGATTCTAGATATACAGGAAAATCAACTGGCACATTATCAATAACCGCGGCAGCGTCTTCTATTAATTTCCCATCTATAAACAATATAGTATACGGAGATTTTAATTTTAGAACACTCAGTGCGACAGACAGTATTAATGGGTTTCCAATAAAATATACTATAACCGGCGGTGGAAATTTAGCAAGAATACTAAATAATAACCAATTGGATATAGTTCCTAGTAAAACTGCTGCTTCTTTGGGAACGGTTACTGTGAAGGCCGAAACAATGCCTACTATCAACGGATTTGCTTCAGTTTCGACGACAGTCACATTTACGGTTACACAAAAATCTCTACAAATTACAGGCGTAAGTGCAAATAATATAAAAATTGGAGATTCAACGACGATAAATATAAACAATCAAACTGCAAATTTAATCGGTATAGTAGACGGTAACATTGTAACTATTAATTCGAAACCTTCAACAGGAACTATAACATCATCCGCATCAGAGGGTAGTTTTTCAGTTACTTTGAGCAGCAATTATACAATTATAGGAACAGATTCAGCAAAATATAGTTTGACCCAACCAAGTATAACTGTAAAAGTTGATAAATCTGTTAGTATTGAATCTCAGACCGTTACGTATGACACTTACCCATATTTTGTTGGTAATGGAATTACATTTGTTGCAACTTCTCATTTCAGTCCAAATGATACTTACTACATAAGTTACGGAAGTGCGTTTTCAAACAAAATAGTTAATGGAGTAACGTATCCTACATTATACAGAACAGATAAATATGTCAATTATACAAAAGTGTCATCCGTTATATATCCTGATTATAATGTTACAAAACCCTCACAGAAGCCGTTAACTGAATTACAGTATTATCCTTTAGATGCGAATACGTATAAAATATTTATATCAAAAGAAGATCCGATCAGACTAACTTCAGAGAGTGGGTATTTATCAACCGCAACTGTTACAATTAAACCTACAACCGCAACCGTTGTATTTGATAATTTAACACAAGTAAATTCCATCAAAGAATATCCTTACACAACAGAGAATTTAAAGAATGTAAAAACTGTATCGGATGAGATAAAAGATGTAAAGATAAATAAAATTTATATTCCATCCAGAAACGGAGATATTGATATAACAAACTCTGTAAATCCTACTATTACATATAATGGGTCAAATGCAAAACCATCAGCGGTTGGAACGTATAAGATAGTAGCATCATCACCCGGCACTAACATCAGTGTCTATCAAACGGCGAACTTAAATATCGGAGATTTTATATACATATTCACCGACATATATAATTTTAGTGGAAATAATTTAACACGTCAGTTGAATTCTGATATTACCAGTTCATCTTATAATCTTAAAAAATATTATGACCCATCGGTAACAGGCAGTTGGAATACAGTAAAATCTACACATCCAACATTAAATGGTTATACTTTACAACGAGGAGGTTATGATCCAGAATTTGAAATTGTCGGCGGCGGTGGTCCATTTATCCCATCCGATCCTTTTGGTATAGATACATTCTCAATAAACTCCGTAACTTTTAGTAATTTCAAACAATCAATAATAACTAAAATTAATGATTCTAAATTTACAGAGAACATTAAACAATTGGCAAAAATAGTAATCAATGCGATACCAGCATCAGGATGTGAATTGCCTACAAGTCAAGAAAATAATAAATATAATCTAAAATGGACACCTAATATTCCTACACCATCAGAAAATTGCACAAATAAAATGTTTGCGGGATTATATGCAGTTACTGTTACTAATACTGACTCAAATTATTCTGCCGATTTTACATTGGATATTTCGATTGAAAGACAATCACCATATACAAACGGTAGTGTTTTATATCAATTTACAGGAAATGGTTATGGAAAAATCGGTGGGTCTGGTGCAAGTATTAGTTTTACATTACCATCCAAATATGTAATAGACAAAAACTTGCAATCCGTTAAAGCCTATGTAGGCAAAAACGGAAAATTGCAACAATACCAAATTCAACCTGTTTCATCGGAGATAAAAGGATATTTAGCT